ATTGCGGCATATTCTTCCGACCTCGCGTCACCTTTCATTACAATTTGTTTTACCTTCATACCATTATTCTATCTTGTGATTGATGCCCGTTGTGCGTTGGTGGAATATGGTCCCTGTGTATATATTCCCACGCGATACTTGGACGATACGATATACTTGTATTGCGATAACACCCATGAACTAGATTTGGATGAAAGAATATCACAAAAGGTTCGTTGATGTCAATATCTATTATGTCTGGCGATTCGCCTACATACATCCAATTAAACACCCCGTGCGACGACTTTGTATGAGACCTCACCTCATGGTGCGAGCCAGGGATAAGTCGAAGACACCCCCTCTCCTTGGTTGCTCCGTGTACAAAGAAATCACAACTGACTATACAGTTGGGGTCTCCATTAATGTAATGGTTGTCTTGGTGAAAGTCTACAGAGAATCCATCTTTAGGTGGCATAGGAAAGAACTTAGATATGTAGGTATCTATCCTATCATGTTTTAATAACGTCTTTGCGATAGGCACTAGGTTTCTATGACGACCAAGTCTACGGAATACTCCAGAACGCATCATGGCACCATCTAACTTGCACGGATTATTGGGTGCAGTCATGACCCAACTATCTCCGTTCTGTGTTCGTCCCATACCCACTTCGGTCAGTCGTAGACACTCCATGTGAATTTCTTGGTGTTCTTCGACACCCATAAAATCTTTCACTATAACATAACCAAGTTCATCAAATTTATTGATATCGTAATTCATTGATAAACTCTTTAAGTGCACCGTGTTCTAAACGGCAGTGTATAAACTTAGTATCTGGTGTTCTATAGTCATGTCTCTTTACTCGCCACGACCCATACTCCTCCCAGTATTCATCGAATACATGTGAGTTCCATTCTTGACTCAATAGTTGTATGTTCGCATCGTTCCCATAAAAAAGTTGTTGTAGGAACGGTTGGTCAGTCAAGAAGTATTCATTGACCTTTATGGCTCGCATGTGGTTAATATACTCAGGAAGGTTATACCAATCACGCGCCTTGCGTCTTAGTTCTTTTGAATACAAACAAACGCCTGCGTTAAGGTTCTCGCGAATATATTGGTGGAAGGTTCTCCAGTGTTCGAATCGCTCACGAGTGATGGGACGCATCGCATCTAAGAACAGCTCGGGAACCATCCCAACCTCTCCTGCGAAGGTATCGAATATGTTGTCATCGGTGATAGGGAAAATATCAACATCCGCGAACATAATCGTATCGTAATCGTCGAACTCGTACTCAAGTAACGGTTTGAGTGCACCAAAGAAATGGTCATGACCTTTGGTAGTATAATTCCTCGTTTCGAGATAATTTGTGTTTTGTTCGAATCTGTATTCTACACCAATGCGTCGGGCATACGCGGCCATTGCATCAATCCCTGCAGAAACTTCAGGAGTAATATCTCCGTCCCAATACTGATAGATTAGATTCATTTCAACACCAATGAAAAAGGGGACTTACGTCCCCTCTTTATTTAGACTAGCTGGGCTAGACAGTACGCAACGGTGGTCATACTGACAAACGCTGCGACGAAGAATCCCATATCTTCAAGTTTACTCTTGGGATACCTTCTCCTCTCCATTATTGCTCTCCTCGTATAATCGATTGATCGTTATTTTACGAGGCTTCTGACTTTCAGGGATTATTACTTCCAGTGAAATGGCAAGTAATCCGTTCCTGAAATCAGCTCCCATTACTTCAACATACTCCGACAGACGGAACTGACGTTCAAATCTCTTCGTCGAAATGCCTTTATGGATATACTCTCTCGTGTCGTTGACAGACCCTCGAATGGTAAGTGTACGGTTCTTTACTTCGATCTCGAGCTCGTCTTCAGAGAAACCTGCGACTGCTAACTCGATTAGGTATTGATCCTCTCCCGTCTTTAGAATATTATGCGGGGGGAACGTATCACCCGAGTGTCGTGCGACCCTATCCAATTCGTCGATCATACTATCGAATCCGACGAATGCTGAACGTGGGAACAGTTGTTTTGCTGTTAATGTCATGTTTTGACTCCTTAAATTTAAGCAAGTTATGATTCGACACCCAACTATTTGGCATGTCGATACTATATATACCGAACGTGTAGTTCAGTAACACTTTGTGCGAAATTGTTACATACCCTCTATGGGTTATGCAAAATCATCGCCATCAAAGTCTGGATAGTCGTCGTCATGAACGCCGACTAATGGTACTGAATCATCAATAACGACTATACTGTCGTTCTCAATCATCTCGATGATTTCTTCTGTCACCTTTCTATCCATCTCTAAAAAAGCCATGCGGTCATATATCATGGCGAGATGGTTTTTATACATGCTAAGTTCGCGTTCTTTATCTTTCTTATTCTTCAAGACTTTAGATAATGAAACTACCTTGTTCTCTTTATCAGTCATGATTCGTCCTTAGTAGTACTGCGATGGGTCAGGGCCGCCCTCCACACCGAAAGAGAATGAGACCCTTGAAATTTTTGGAAATACTTGGTGGTGTGTCCCACGCGGCAAGTACACGTACATCCCAGGCTCGAAGTCGAACGGTTCCTCGTTATTGATGCCCTCTACCTTGAGACCGACAGTTGAAATAACTTGAACCAAGAATACGTCCATCGAATCCTTGTGCCACGGGTAAGATCCGCTCGCACGACCGAACCCACTAAACGCAATGTTAGTGATCTTGTTGGCGTGAAGAGCGAATACGTCTTGCATCTCCTCGTAGATGTTCTTTGCAAACTCCGGTGCACTACCGCGAGAGTGGAAAGAGTTGAGGCCGATGCGCATTTTGTCTGAGTTGCGGTCATACAACTCATCTGGATGAGAGTCCATCATTTCCATGAACTCGTTCCATCCATAGGTCTCTTGCATGTTGAAAGGTAGACGACCTACGAATGGAACCTTGTCTTTGATGTAGTCATCACGGTCTTCAAAGATACCATAATAATCTGTCATAAATTAACTGTTACCGATGTTGTACTTAGGTTGCAATGTCCAGTTTGGTTTGTCACGATATGCGATAATTTTGATTTGACGCATAGGTGCGCAGTTTTTTGCAACCTCTTTGTTAAGAATAGTAACCAACCCCCAATCCTGAAGTAGGGTTGCGATTGTATTACGACGCTCGACATCGCTCACTTCTAAGTTAGACTTCTTCCCATCAAGTAGGAATAGTTCTTTAAAGTGGACGATAAAATACCTACCCTGCTTGTGCAAGATATGGCATGATTGGAATAGGGTGTTATCGCGTCGGGAGGCCACACCTATTCGAGTAAGAGTTTCTCTTACCTTTAAAAAATCGTCCGGTTCCGCTAATGATATCTCTAACATCATTTCCGGATTCCATTGGACTAGATTATTCTCTTCCACCCTTTGATACCTTCTTTTTTATAGTTGTTATTTCGTCTTGGGTCAAGATTGCAAGGGCATGACGCGCCTTGTCGTTACTATAGCCATAATATTCTTTAATTGCACCAAGAGACTCAGAATCAGTAGACTTATCCCATTTCGAAAATCGTTTTCTCTTTCTAACAATATTTATAAGAAAATCGTTCTGAAGTTTCTCATCCAGATGATGTAACCTGTTCATTTCATTTGCAATGGCCACAGTGTCCGGAAAATAAGATAAGGAACGATTCACGATGTAACTATTATAGTACTTAGTGTTCGTCTCATCTTGGTCTATTAAATTTACTTTAGTATCGTTGATACTTTTAAGAAAGTCAAAGGGACTTACTTTAGATTCGGTCTTCAATTTTACACCACCCATTTTCATAGTCACGTCGGTACAGTTTCTTGATGCGGCGTCTCTGCATGATAGTCACCGAATCACCGTACATTTTCAATGTGGTCTTGTTGTCCCATATATCTAACTGGTCTGGAGACAAGTTAAGTTCTGCAGCTTCGTTTAAGAATACCATAAGTTGGGTCAGTTCGTCAATATGAACAACCATATCATAATCACTTGGTTTACCCAGATACCACGACTGAGTATAAAAGTGATTGTTTTTTATGGTGCCGTCTTCTATCCTGTCCAGAACTACGTCTAGCTCCGCGTCTAATGAAGGTAGTTCGTCTACACGACCTTCTCTGATGTATTTTGCATGGTTCGCAACAATATACTCACACGCGGATTTAAAACGGTCTACGGGGTCACGTCTTACTGCAATCCTGTAGCTACCTTTACGGAAGGGAATATCAAACTGGTCACCTTCCTTTCTTACTTTACTTAATCGGTCAATACGACCGATATATTCATCCACTCCGCGATTTATCCTGTGGAGTTCTTTAAGAGTTGACATTCCGTTCTTTGGGCACATCCTAACGTCGATGTTGTTAGGGAAGTATAATACATTGTCGGCCGGAGTCATCTCATAGGTTTTTGTGCTCATTCTTTGATCTCAACGTTTGCCATCACTTCAGTGAGACAGGCAACCAAGTTTAGTTCGTGATCTTGCACGAACGCATTTTTATACTGGTAGTCACCTAGTATTAATACTAACTGCGGGATGCTAGACGGTGAGACAAACTCGTACATTCTGTCATAGATACCACGAAAGATCGCAACAGGTTCTATATCTATATTATTTACAACCCAAGTGCGCATTCGTTTGAAGTTCTTCTCTCGAATTGCGTTAAATAATACCGTATACGGGTCGGATACGTCACTATTTAATCCTACTGGATTATTCAGAGTACCTGAGATAGAACCCTTCTGACACTCATTCAGTACACGTCGCCAGTCTGGTGCGTGACGCATAATGATCTGAGCCACAGTATCGTTCTCGTACGCGACACCCTCAGTGTCTAGTATTATACGCAAACGACCCATGAATTGACCACACAGTGCGGCCATAGTTTTCTTGTCAAAGTTGAATTGGTACTTCGAACATCGGGAGTGCAACGGGTCAATGATGCGGTTCTCGAAGTTACATGTCATAATAAACCGACAGTTTTTAGAGAACTCTTCAATGAATCCTCGCAACGCCGGTTGTGTAGATTGTGGGTTGAGGTAATCGGCCTCGTCTAATATAACCACCTTATACCCACCGGACAGTGAGACAGACGACGCAAACTGTTTTATCTTACCTCTTAGGGTATCAATGTTACCCTCTTCAGAACCGTTGATAACGATGTAGTCAAGTTCCAACTCTTCACAAATCGCACGGGCCACAGTGGTCTTACCTGTACCTGCAGTACCCGTAAACATCATGTTGGGAATTTCACCACCGTTTACAATGGTCTGAAATGTATTCTTTAGTTCGTCCGGTAGGATAGTCTCCGCGACGGTCTTAGGACGATACTTCTCAACCCACAAAAACTCTTTACTCATACAACCTCCAATAATATAATGTACGTATTATACACGAGGTACATATGATTTGTAAAGAGTATTTATGGCGAAATGACCCCCCGTGCGGGGGGCAACACTGGCAGTGATTAATTTTCGTCCGCGTAGGCGTGATTGACCTTTGCGTGGTGTTCTTCGTCACGTCGAACGTATCTAATCATGTCGGACAGTTTAGCGTCCTCAAGTAAACCATAATATTCTATTGCAATCTCGGGTGCGGGAACGTCTTCGATACGACCCTCCTCAATCTCTACCAAGTACGCGTCATAACTTCGTACTGCTTCCTCTTCAAAGTAACCCACCATACGGTGTGCAGTCTTCGGAAAGAGAACGTAGAGAACGAGATAGTAGTGCCAGAAAACCGCCTGCGCAACAATGATGATGAATCTCTCAAGGACCGATGGGTGTACCACCTCCATAAAGAACATCAAGTGTTTACGCTCGTTCTCCGCCTCCGCAAGTAACTCGTGTATCTTATGTCCGTTACCACGTTGTAACCGACGCAAGCTCTTTAGGTGGGTCAACATCCCACCAATCATGCCTGGGACCCCTGCAACTGTTTCTAAAACAAGTGCACGGTGACCGTAGCGTTTACGAAAAAAAGTATCTGCGAAAAATCGAAAGAACGCGGTCATCGACTTTGCGAACCAATCTGATAGTTTATTAGTCATGCGTGAATGGAGCTCGAGGTCGGGGTCGAACCGACGACCTTCGCATTACTAATGCGATGCTCTGCCAGCTGAGCTACTCGAGCGTAATTTCCTTTTTTCTACAATAGACCTTACTATGTATATGCGAGTGAAGGCGACTATAGAAAAACCAAGAGTGACAATATTTGATATCCAGAATGGGTCGGTGATATTCCACATGTCGATAATCACATATAGGAAAACTATGTTCAGGGGATAGTTAATCACTGTCCCCATCAACACATGTATTGAGGTTTCTTTCGCAATACCCTTATCTAGTTTCACAACTGGGCTAACACATACTCAGGGTTAGACCGTTCATAAGGATCGGTTGGACAATCATCCATGTAACCGTCTTCAGGATAGAAATGAGTTACTACCATATCGTCAACCACCATCGCGTACCGCCACGACCGCTCACCGAAACCAAGGTTGCGTTTATCAACCAACATACCTAGTTCCCGTGCGAAGTCACCGTTACCGTCGGGCAACATTTCAACATTCTCGATGCCAAGTTGTTTTCCCCATTGATACATCGAGAACGCATCGTTGACTGAAGTGCAGTACACCTCATCGATACCCTTCGCGATAAAATCACCGTAGAGACGTTCGTAATTGGGTAATTGCTCGTTGGTGCACGTTGGGGTGAAGGCCCCAGGCAGACCAAAGATAACTACTCGTTTACCACCAAACATATCGGATGCGTTCTTACGCACCCAAACGAATGGATTTTCAGATTCAATAGAGTCATCTCTCTCACGCATGTGAAAGAGGACATCTCGTAAGATGTTGCCCTGCATAATATACCTAAATTTAAAAAGGGACGGCGTCAGGCGATATAGACATAATAATGTATATTCAATCGAAGGTAAAGAAACCTGTGCCGTCCAAACTGGATTAGTCTTCTGCTTCTTCCTGCGCGGCTAGTGCAGCCTTCGCGAGGTTTTCATAAAGTGCGACGACTTGGACTGCCTGATCACGTAACTGACCAATCGTAGTCAGTTCTTCACCTTTGAATGCGCCTCGCGCAACAATGGTGTCAATGACCGCAACGCAAGAACGCGCAACACGGTTAGAGAGATCATTTAGTTGTGATTGTTCAGGTGACATGTTATACTCCGTATGTTGAAGATTTTTCTAATGCGATAAAGTATTCGGTTTCTGATTCGGTAGACCGTAGGTTTGAGATGAGCTTGTTACTCACTGAGACCTCATAGTCCTCACCAATCAATTTTAAGTTACCCACACTCATAACATAGTTGAAGTCGGCACCTTCGGGGTACTCACCGTCAACAGTGATAGAGAATGAGTTAGAAGTAGAATCCGAACCATCAACTACTGCAATTTCGATTGCACCACTACTAGGTCGGATGTTAATCTCATCGTGACCAAGTGCAGCCGATGCGCGTTTTATCTTACTTAGTGTTTCGTTAGTGAGTAGAAACTGGACATCCGCAACAGGCATAACGATATCTTTCTTAGGTGCGGTCAACATCTCTGGGTCAGAGTAGAAGTACCGGACAGAAGAAAGACCACTACCATCACGGACAGAACAATTGTTCTCACCAAACTCGATAGTTGGGTTATCAACCAGATTAATTACTGAGAGAAACTCAGACAAATCGTAAATACCGAAAGTGGTAGGAAACGATTCTTCGATGACTGCCTTTGCAACAAGGTTCTTTGCAATAGACATGGTCTTCAGGGTGTTGCCCTCAGAGACAACAATGTTTGGGTTGATACTCGCAAAGTTACGCAAGATATCAACTGTGCGACTAGATAGTTCCATTAGTGATTCCTCGATTAAACATGGTAGCCATTATATAATAAGACATGGTGGTTGTCAAGTTATTTCTTTCATGCGACTGAAGTTCTTTTCCTTGTAGAACGACAACTTGCGTTCAAACTGTGCGTCCTCCAGTTCAGTCTTGTGAGAGATAACGAAGACGTTCGTGTCTTCCTTCAATGTTTCAATAATCTTCATGAGATTATCAACACCTTCACCGTCCAACGAAGAGTCGAACGTTTCATCCAGTATCAACAGGTTAGTAGATACAGAATTCTTCATCTTGGCAATCTGTCGCCAAGTAAATAATAGAGATAGGTCGATACGTTGTTTCTCACCCTCAGAGAATGAATCATAAGAGAACTTGTCACGGAACCGTGAACGGATAGTCTCGTTAAAACTCTCATCGAGTTCAAAGTGAACAAAGAAATCTAGTATCTGCAAATACTGGTTGGTCAACTGATTAATCACAGGAACGTACTGTTTAATAATCTTCGTCTTGATACCAGTGTCTCTCAACAACTCTCCTGCGATACGATTGTATGCAGACCGTTCGTTAAGGGTAAACTTCTCATCGGTTAGGTCTAATAGTTCTTCGTCCAGAACGTTCAGGTCCTTATTTGCCTGACCCATGTCACCTGAGCTATCAG